TCTTCTTTCAACTCGTTTATCAAATCAGTAGCAGATTGAAACTCGATCTCTGTAATCTTCTTGTGATTACTTAAATCTATAATTAATGCTTCTTTTGTAGGTCTATTCTTATATTGATCAATAAACTCATATATCTGTTGAAAGACTATTCTATCAATACTGTTTAGAAAATATTTTGATTCTAGAAAAGGAAAGACTCGTCTAGTAAATTCTTCATTATGTAGTAAGTTTTTGAGAATAGTTTTTTCTATTCTTTCCATTAATCTTCCTCTTTCTTTCTATAATCGTCTATGTTATACATCATATTTTCAGCCATCTTTTCAATACCATTATCAAGGATATCTTCACCAGAAGTTCGATAATAGGTAGAACCTTCTTCTTGAAATGAAGTACCACTAAGAGAAACACCACCCATATGAAAACCTGTAGTTATTTGTTTATCAAGTATATCAACCATGATATCACCTAACAGTAAATCAAAATCTTGTTCTTTTTCTACATTGTTTGGATTTTCTAAAATCTCGTAATCGAACTTACAAGACAACATACCATTGTCGTTTTCTTGATCACCAAAACGAACAGTACCATACTTATATATAATATTTTTGTACTTTCCTTGAACAATTCTAACTAAAGTTTGTGCTTCTTCGCCACGTTTTTCCAATAGTACATAAAACTCAGCAACAGGATTAGCCATAAGAACCCCCATAATAATAAATATTGTAAACCTAAAGACATATTATTCTCCATATAAAAATTCTTTTTTACAGGCTTCGTCAATCTTTTCCATTATCTCATCTGTAAAATATTTTTCTGGATCATTGTTTAATGTTTTTTCAAACACTTTAGAACCATCTGGTAGTTCAAAACGTGTGGAAACTTTTTTAAATATTTCATATTTTTCTGCGATTGGCACAAGACCATAATAACGATTTAAACCTGTATCATAATGTAATCGAACATCTACTCTTTGATTTTCTCTCGTTAATCTACTCTTTGTTAAATCACAATGAATAATATTACCAATCACTTCTTTACCATCTCTATCTTTCTTTTTAGACAACATCACAATCTGAGAGGCTGCATATTTCACACCACCACCACCACTCATATCTCTTGTTGGTATATAAGAACCAATCACTTGATAAGTATGATTTGTAAGAATAAAAGGTATCTTTGCCTTAGATAGTTTCAGAGACAATGCACGAAATGTACCACGAATCAGTTGTGTTCTTGTCATATCTCTTGTTTCTTTACCTTCAGTCATATCTTCTATTTCTTTTGTGGTAGAAAGATTGCCAAGACTATCTAACACCATCATACATGGTGGTTTCTCACTATCTTCATTATATTCATTCAACATACGAAGTGCTTGTTGTCGAAACTCTTGTATCGTTGTTACTGGCAATATCCATACTCGATTTGTATCTACATTTCTTTGTTCTAATAAATCTTTGGTTAATGCACCTTCACTTTCAAAATAAAATACTCCTGCGTCTTTGTTCTCATCAAGAAACGATTTTACAATCCCAAGAGTGAAGAAAGTTTTTCCAGTAGCCTCTTCTCCAGCGATTGCAGTAATTTTGTTGTTTGGGATACCACCATGAATAGAACCTGACAACAGAGCATTAAAGGCATAAGAACCAGTATCAATATATGTATCAACATCTCCAGCAGGAATGCCGTCAATGACTTTTGTCGCATATTCGTTCTCCGCTGATTTTACTAATTTATCAAAAACTGACATACTATCTCCTATAAATTAAACTTCACCCCTTCGTTCAAGAATACCACGATTTTCTATATGTTCTTCTGCAATATCTTCTTTTGCTTGGCCATGATATTCTACTGCATATGATTCTGTAATCATTTCACGATTTACACTTACTTCTGAAATATCATTTGTATCTTTATTGATTGTAAATACTTCACCAAGAATACGACCAAACTTACCTCGTTCATCACCAACGTGTGTTCCAATAATTACTTTAGAACCAACAGGACATTTCTTCTTGACAAAATCTTTAGATATCAATCCAAACTTCTTCTCTACTTTATCTCTTGTTCTTGATTCTGGTGTATCAATACCATATAAACGAACTCTTTGTTTTGCAAGGACTACATCAAAACCTAAATCAAGATCAACGTCCATGGTATCACCATCTATAACTCTTAACACTTTTGCACGATAATAGTACAACATTTTATTCTCCTATTTTTTCTATAAATTTACCCTCTTTTGTTGTTTTACATAATACTAAATTATAATTATTAATTCCATCAGATATATTCACATCATCTTTTAGAATTAATTTATTCTTTTTAAATGGTTCATAATTAACATAGTGATGCCAACGACCAAATCTCCATGAAAGTCTTGAAACATCTGGGTGCATATCAACTAACATTTGTGATTTATTAATTGTACCTTGACTACTATATCCAGTTTTCTTATATTTTTCAACTTCATCTTCAGCAGTAGCACCAAGATTTGGATTTTCTTTATGATAAAACTCTGCTGTATTACCACCCTTTACAGTTTGATTTGCAGCCTTACCCTGTAAAAATGCATTGAACTGAACGGTACAATCTCCATCTTTTAATACTCTTAAAGATAAATCAGTATCTTCATTATATCTACCTCTCCATCTATATTTACACTTATTATGAATTAGCAAACAAGAATAAATTCTAGTATTTTTCACATATGGAGGATAGTATGCATTTGGTGCGATAAAAAATCTATATTGAAATCCTGAAACAGGAACATTTGTATATCTATCAACAAAATCTTCAGCAGCACGAAATATTGCACCAGACTCTACTCTAGTACGTTTATTATTATTTAATCTGTAAAAATCATGAATATTATCATCTAATACCCAATGTCTTTCTGCACCTAAAGATATTGCATGATCCCAACACCAATTTCTTGCTCTGCCTGGACCATCACCATGATTACTAAAAGGAAGAACTAACAGTTGTTTAGAATCAACTTCTTTTGCGTAATCTTCATAATCTTGAGGTTCGATTGCAATATAATGAGGAACATTCATTCGTGCAAGAGATTTTCTTGTATGACCTGTTGTAGCACGACCTTTTGAAACTATATATACAGGATATTTTGGATTAATCATTTAAAAAATTCTCCAATGTATTTTCTGTATGTGAATTGAAAGCCTTACTCCAATAACATTTGAATTTGCCAGAGTTTCTGAAACCACCTTCTTTTCTTTTTATATTACCCATTGTTGGATTATTTCCTTCATAAAGAACTTCAAATATTCCAGGAAACATTCTTGCTATAGTTTGATGATCTCTAAGTGTGGCTTCTTGAGTTTGTTTATCCCAGATTTCAGATTTTATCTTTTTATTGAGAATACTATTATTAGAAAAACAAAATTCTTGACTCACTCTATTACCATAACCTCTACTTAAAAGAGAAAGAATAAAAAGTATATCTTCGGCAATTTTCACTTCTGTAAGTTTTAAATCTGATAATATATCTGCAAAGTCTGGTCCATTGATCCAATATGTACTGGCTATAGAACTGTTATTTGAATATGCTGAACTACCTGGTGGATTTTGAACATGACTACAGCCACAAACAGTAACACTAGGTTCATCTAACCAATTAGAATATAATTCAAACATTTCTAAAATATCAGATAGATCACACTTACGTTTAGATTTTTCCATATTTGAAGTGCCTGTCCAATATTTTGCATTTCTTCTATTGAAAGTAATATCATCATCTAGTACTGCATATTTGATATTTTTTCCTTCTTCATATATTAACTTTCTAGTTTCTGCAATTGCTCTAGGGTGTTCTAAAGTAATATAATCAGGCAATACCATATAATCAGCATCAAAATTATATTTTTCTCGTTCCCATTTTTGAACTACAAAAACTACTCGTTTTTTTAATTCGTCAGGTAAATTATCATATGTAATCTGATTATCCATTCTAGTAACAGTAGGTATAAAAATTTTCTCAATCATCTGTAACCTCAGGGTCTTCCATATATCTTTCTAACGTGAAGTCTGTTCTCAATAACTTAGGATACCATATACTTTTTGTTTTATCAGATATATGTTCGTTGCCTACAATCTTACCAAACTCTTTATAATCTTCTTCAGTTCTAAAACTGACTATAAGTTTTTTATATGGACTATTTGTGTCTTGATTATATTCAGGCATTTGTTTCCAATGTTTCTGCCATTCACGAACAACATCTTCATTATCTTCTTCTTCTCCTTCGAGAAATTCAGTTAGAGATGGCGCTTCGTAAGTTTTGTTTCTATCACCAACGAAGTTTTCATACTCTCCTGATTCTTCAACTTCGGATTGAGGTATTTCTTTTTCGTTCATAATTAAATACTCCTAAAATTTATCTTTACTTTTATCATATCACACATCAAACATATTAGTCAAGTCTGTTTTGTAAATTCTACATTGATCTGCGATACGTTGATCTGCGATATCTGCATATTCTTGTAGAATTTCTGATCCAAGATACTTTCTATTATTTTTTAGTGCAGAGAGTGCAGTAGTACCACTTCCCATAAAAGGGTCATACACTATATCGCCTTCCTGTGTGTATTCTTTTATATGAATGACACATACCAGTTCAGACATACCATAACTATATCCTTGCACATTATGACTTGACTCATCAATGAATACATCAGGCTTGAAATCTTTTGTCATGTTAACCTTATGTGATTTTTTCTGAAATGTTAAGAGGTTCATATAACTCATACGAAACATATCCATCTTGAGAGATTTAATCCAAATTTTATGAGCCTTCAGACTCCATCCACATTTTTCCATCACGTTTATGCAAGATATATGTTTTGAATAGATGCGACTATCTGCCTTACGATCACTAATACAGATAGAGACTAAATTTCCTTTCGGATTTAACATAGGCATCCATGTGTACAAAAACTGATCATATGAGTCTCTCTTTGGATTTAGAGTTAGTTCATTATAATCTGGAGGAGAACACAAAACATAATCATATAGCAACTGGCGACTAAGTGTCTTTCGACAATCCTCTACATATATCAACTTAAAAATTCCTCTAGTGTTGAACTTCTTGTGTGTTTAAATAAATCAATATCTTTGTTTTTACTGAAACACCATACATTTTCTATATACACTTTATTCATAAATTCTTTTTGTTCTTTTTTGTCAAGATTACTTTTTGGCCTTTGCATTATTCTCATACCAATCTGACCAATAAAAAAATCTTTCAATGATTCAACTAGTTCATCACTCGAATAATATCGTTTGTTTTTTACTTTTGGATCAAATATATTCATCATCAAAACACCATTTTCGTTTAGAGATTGAAAACTTTTTTCTGATACTGGTAAATAAAAATTATCTCTCCACTTTTCGTATGTATCGTATTTTGACCACGACTGATCTTCTTCATTTTCTCCACCTTCATTGTATCGTTCTGTAGAAAAATATGGTGGACTTGTAAATGCACAATCTACATTTTCTATTTCATTCCATGGTAAATCTTCTGCACCACATCTATACAACTGCGTAGTCTTTTTACCACCCGTAAGTTTATCATAGAATTTTATCATATCTTGATAACGTGCAAATGTATTTGGATTAGGATCACAACCAATATAATGTGTTGCATTAGACGCATAGAAAGCAGTTAGTCTATCACCCCAACCCATTGACGTATCTAATACAGTTTTTGCATTACATAGTTCATAGATAGTCTTTGCAACAATAGGTTTAAATTGTGTTGCAATATATGTAGCCAATCGAAATGCTTCCATATAAGTGGGTATGGCTAATCCTATAGCACCAGACATACTGATATTTCTAAAAATAAGTCCTAAAGGAACATATAAATCTTCGCCAGTATTCCATCTGTGCATAGGAGATTTGAATCCGTATGAACCACAATCCATTCTCAATTCATTCATAAAAGAATCACTTACATAGTTATATGAACTTGGACCATTTATAACTCCTAAACCATATTCACTATACGGATACTTATAATCATCATATTTTTCCATTACTTCTGTATTTGTATCCATGATAAAGTCTTTATAATTTGCCTTTTGCAATTTATAAAAGGTATCAATCACTTTTTGTTCACTAAATTCTTTTAATGGAAATGATGGCTTTTCTTTTTT